TAAACAGTTTTCTTATTAATCAAAAGAGGTTTCCTCCTTTCAAAGAAAAAGGAAAAAGGCTACCACATAACAGTTAAGATGCAGTAGCCTAAGCGCGAAATATTTTTATTAAGCTGTGGCTGAACCCATAAACGACGGGAACATGTTCTTTGCTCTACTATCGACCATAAGGAAAATGTCTGTGAAGAGATAGTAGAAAATCATACTATCGTGTTCCATCCAGTTGTCGATCTCGTTCTTAAACTTAGCAAGTCGATAATCTGTAGTGTCATAAGAATACGTGGTTCCATCGTAAGTAACCGGTTCTATAACATCCCCCGTTGCAGCAGTTGCATCAGTAGAAGCAACGAAAGCAAGAAAATCGGCAAGCTGAGTTGAATCAGTATACGGCGGGTCAATATCTGGGTAGCGAGCTTCAAAGTCGTCAAGCCAGGCGTCACCTGAAAAGTCGGCGCTCTTAAAAAGAACCCGGTTCGAAGTGTTATTCTTAACTTCCCATGACTCGTCGCCATCGCCAAGACCGAATACATTTTCTGTAGATTTGTCGTTATTATGGTTGTATTTGCCGACAAATTTTACAGTTTCACCGTTATCCTCGAAGATAACCATAGGATGGCCTTCGATGCCCTGACGAACTAATGGATTGGTTTCCTGAGCAGGCGTCTTATACGGACAGATCTTATTGTAAAGGTCGACAAGAATGACGTTGTTGGCGCCTTCACTGGACGCCACATCCTTCTTAAAGCAGAACGTGGATACCGGAATAGAGTTACTTGTCATAGCATACTTCTTTTGCTCGGTTCCATTTACGACAAGAGTTCCTTTGTATTTAGCCTTATAGTTCTTTCTGGCATAATACTGAGAGGAAGTGCCCTGAACATCAAACTGAGCACCAGTAAATGTGTATGATTTTGAATTATCCTTAGGATCTGTATAAGAACCAGAAATTGTAACCTTGTCGCCCTTGAACTGAGGAAGATGGGTTCCTTCACTATTAAGAATCATATATGGAAGATCTCTAGGAAGCTTGCTTATTACGATATTGCCATACTCATCGAAGATATTGTTCCTATCATACATCGCAAGCATGTCGTCAACATTCTGAGTGTCGGCTATCATATTACCAAGCACCTGATCTGCGTTAAGATTGTTGTTGTAAATTCTTAGACAGTATACGTCAACGACAGCATCGCTAGAACCGATCGTGATCCCAACAGGCGCGATCTGAGCAAAGTCGTCGTCATCAGGATACTGAATTGCACCAGAGCAGATACCATTGATGTAACAAAGAAGCAAACGATCCTCAGCCCTTCTTTCAATAGTGAATGCTATCCTGACGTGCTCTTCTTCTTTAAACTGGACGGAGATTTCAGACTGCTCAGATTTAAGAGTAGCCCTTTGAGATGTAATGAGGAGTCCTCTATCACCAGAAAAGCACGAAATAATCGGAGAATCGTAGTTTCGAACATACCTCGTCTCAAACTCAGCTTCGATCGTCATACCAGTTGATTTAGCATCACCTCTAAATGCCTCAAGCGGAATATAGGTTCTTGCATCACCGGAATGTCTGCAAACTGTGTTATTGTCCTCGTCTTTAACCCAGCCATCCGATACAAAGCCAAAGCCGGTCATCTGAGCCTCGATATTTTCATAGGTCCAAGTCGCAGGATTGTCTTCACCGTTATCCCTTCCAGCTGTGCCTAAATATAGCATCAGGTTCTCTTCAACAGCACCGATCGAAGCATCAGTAGCATTAACCTCGATGTTAAACGTCCTTGTAACTCCTCTGCACTCGATAGTAAGACTTAAAGCCCCGACCTCAAGCGCTCTGTAAGTCCACGTTTGTTCTGTCCTGTCCACAGTAATCGGACTAAGCGCTGTTCCATTTACTGATCTAACGACTCTTGCTGTAGCGTTAAGCGGATCGTAAACTTTATAAGCAATGGCCACATTCGTGTACTGATCAACCGAAGAGGCATTAAAATTGCTAGAAATAATCGGAGTAGTAACGCCAGATTCTATAGAGATGAACTCTTTCGTAACGTGTTCAGACTCAATTACTTCGCCGTTAACATCAGCGGTAACCCAAAGCTCAATCGAGTGAGTGCCATGGGACTGGGCAGGAATTGCTTTCGTGAATACACGATTGCTAAGCGAAGTCTCAAACGGATCAAGTTCAGTGCCGTCAAGCTTAAAGTGAACAGTTTTATCGCCTTCACCGCTTGGAGTAAACGGAAGATCGAAACCGCCTTCGAACACAGTATTTGTATCAAGGCTGGTCTTAATTGAGAACTGAGCAAGGAAAGCTGAAACTTTGCCGTACCACTTGTTATCGTAGATATCAGAAATTGTAATGGACATGACGTTCTGCCCATTCTGGAAATATTTAGAAGCGTCGAATATAACAGTTCCCTGCTCAATGCTTCTAAGGATCCTCTGTACGCCGTTGACGTAAACGGTAAGGCTTCCAGATCCAGTCGGATTTCCGTCTTCTATAGAACTCCATTCCAGTGTAATCGGGCAACTAGCGCCAACAGGAATCGTAATCGTGTTAAATCCGCTTATGTTCTTTGCAGTAAGTTCGGCGTTATTCTTTGGTCCAGTGCCTCCGCCGCCTCCTTCACCGCCTCCAGAACCACTTCCGGACACGACCGGCCCAAAACTATCGACAAGCTCTTCACCACTATAAAGATAAACCATATAGTCGTCGCCATACTCAGCACGATCGATTTTTCTTGAAAGGGAGCCCTGAATAAGCGCAATTGAATTCTTAATGGTTTCAATATCGCCGTCCATGGCAGCCTCATTTGATTCAACAGCTGTCACTCGCCCTTCGAGCCTTCCAGTTCTATTATCAAGAGATGAGAGATCGCTTTTAACTTTATTTACAACCGAAATATCGACCGCAACATTATCGTTCTTGCCAGTCCAGTCAGCACCGTTCATCGTGACCGAAAGGATTTGAGCCGGAAGAGTCGTGTCGCTGAGCTCGCTTTCATCATTCTTCTTAATAAGAAGCCTAACGTAACGCGTGTCTATTCCGGACTCATCGTAGTAGCGAATGTCGGTGCTGCCCTGAATCCATTCGCTCTTACTGATCATCATCTTATGTTCATCGTATCGAACAATCTGGAGAGAATATAGACTGTTAAGACTTGCTTTAAAATCTCTTGAGAAAAGATGGTCCGTTGTTCTAAGTGATGTCGCATCTTCCGAGTTCCATCCGTGCTCATTGATGCCACCAATTTCCCAATCGCCTTTCCAGTCGAAGGTAAAATAGCTATCGATCCTGCCGAACGTCGAATTAAGATCGTCCATCGTTGCAAGCTCGATCTCTTCATTAGTTGGAGTTAATGATAATTTAGTATCTTCAGTAATCTCTTCGTTGACGGCGATTACCTTATGAAGTCTCTGAACACCATCGTCGGCGATCCTTTGAGCTTCAGACCTCGTGGCCATTTCAGCAATAGCAGTATTATAATCTTCTCTGATTCTGATAATATAGTCGGTAATAGTCCAGTCCTGGAATCCGTTGCCAACTATGTAATCGAAGTCATGCTGCGTAGCTTTAAGACTCAGCGCTTCGTTGATCTGACCTCGAACCTGATGCAGTTCGTTTTTAGTGACAAAATTAGAGCCGCCAGGAGTAACATCATTGCTATCACCAGCAGCTCTAGTAAGAGGAGCATTTGCGCTCATCAGTTTTGCATTTCTGGTGTTTCCGACTCCAAGCGACCTTGTGATTTCTTCAACATAGTTCTTAAGGATCGCGATCTCGTTCTGGGTTGAATTCGAAAGCTTATTGTCTTTCATGGAAATAGACAAATTTGTAAGTGTGTCCTTAAGATCTGCCAGTTCTTTTGAATAATCGCTGGCTTTGTTGATCGTTTCAAGAGCATCTGCTATGGCTGTACGTACGTCGTCATTCCGATCAGATGTCCTGATTTGTTCCAGTTCCAGGCTGATGTCCGCCATCGTCATCCTCCTTTTTCTTATCTTCTTTCTTTTCGTTATCTTCGGCGCTGAGTAAAACGCCCATATCGTAGATTTCTTTTGATCTAATGTCTGCCAATATGCCGCTAAGGATTCCGTCGATGATATAAGGAGGCAGACCGGTCATACTGATTACCTGACTTGTCGTATCTACCAAGATCCCCTTTGCTTTGTTCACCAGCATGTATATCGACTTAATTTCTTTCGTGTTCTCATCCATCGCTTATTATTTACCTTTCGTCAAATAGTATATTGCCAAGCACTATAGCCGCTGCAAATCCTATAACAATTCCAGAAAATAGCATCATCATTAGTGTATACTCCACTGATCACCATATCCATCACCGCCGCTGTCATTTCCATCGAACGCTACTACAAAACCGTCAACAATGCTGATAGTTCCAGTTCTTGGCGATCCATTATCCATTCCAACGACAACGCTAAACGATCCTGTAAGCCCTGTAAGAAGCTGGGCTCCTCTTGCCACATTAAACGTCGCCCCTCGAATATAGATATCCGTTCCATCGAGAGAAATCGGGCCGCCGCTAGAGTAAAGAGAAATACCACCATAATGAATTCCTCTGCTTCCACTTGGCTTATCATCGTTCCTAAAGCATAACGTTTTGCCGGTATACGACCATTTGTTTTGTCCAGAAACTGTATGATAAATCGGAATGTCATGAGTTGGCACATACATCATACCAACATAACTAGCAGTGTTTTTTTGCTGGAACACAAGTTCACCGCTACCAGTTTGAGACATCTGAAAGCTTGGCTTGCTTTGATGAGCGTTCTGATCGACTTCGCTCGGAGTAGCACACCATAACTGGAAGCCAACGTTCGACGCAAGTCTCATACCATACTGCGGTTTATTATCAGAAGAATATTCAAGGCAAGCAACAGTCTCAATCCTAGTGAGCTTAGTTTTTGCAGTAACATCGGAAAACGAAAAGCTGTAATCGTCAAACCAGTTAGAATCGCTCCTGCTATCAACCGGGACTTTAATCGTAGCACTATAAGACGTGATATTGCCTTTATCCATTTCAATCATGCCATAGCTATCAGTAGTGCCGACCCAGCTTCTCATTCTAACCGGCTGCAGGATCTTGCAAATCATCTCAGCGCCGTCTTTACTCATCTTAACAAAGTTGCGTCCTTTAGCGTTCTTCATATAGAATTCGCCATCGGTATTATCGTAACCACCAAGTGTAAGTGTACCGCCTCTGATCCTGTCCGCATGCATGTAGCCTGTCGTGATTCTATCAGCAACGATGGCACCGTCCATTGTCATAGCAAGGCCGTACGTTCCAGAATATCCAGTATTTGAGTAGCCGATTCCGTTTACATTCATTCTCCAAAGCCTGGTACAGCTCTCCTTATCTGGAGCATCCATAATAAGAAGCTCGTTATCTGTAAGCTGCACAAAGCTTTCAGACTGCATATTGATAAGAGACGTTGCGTTTGCTTTTGCTGCATTTAATATAGCAGAAGGCTTAGGAACCTCATCAAGCTTCCTAAAAAGCTCAAGGTCACTTGCCACGCTATCACCAGTAAGTGTTGGCGAGTTCTTCTTCTCTTCCCCCAATGTATATGTGGCATTCGCTGGGTCTGTTAATGGAATTTCAAGCTTTGTAACAGGAAGTGTAGCGTTGAAGCTGTGAGGAATTGAAACGCATTGAACCTTATCAAGAATATTTATAGCAGGTACCGTATCGTTGACGAGATGCATGTCATAAGCCTTAAGCTCTAGAACCATATCGTCAAACTGAGTGTTGCTTAGATACTCCTGAGCTCTTGCTTTAAGCTTCGTCGGAGTGTCCATATCATCCCATACAGCTTGTTTCTCAATCCAGCCGTACTTTCTGATCAGTGCAGTATTCTTCAAATATAGACTTCCGCCGTTTACCGACTCAATCGTAACGTACTCATCTGGTGGATCATAGTAATCGGACCTGGCTTTATAGTTGGTATATACGATCGGGTTTAGCTCCACACCAGTCTTACCGCCAACGATCATATGATAAGCGCCGGTTGGCATCTCTTGCTTTTGCTTCTCCCAGTCAGTAAAGCCAACACCAGTTCCGGCAGTAGAAGGAGCGCTTATTGGAGTCCCATCCTGAAGATAGACACAGAACATACCATAGCCATTATTCTGTCTTGATGTGATAAAATAGATTTCCTTCTCTTTTACCAAGATCGGATCAGAAACTACATAGCTATCGTCAACAGGGTTAATGAACCCTCCATAGTTATCGACAATATAGCCTGCAGTTCCAACAAGATCGCCGTGAAGGAATGAAACGTTAGTGTATCTCCACCAGGACTCTCCTGAGTTAAAGGCGACCTGGAACGGAGCTGTGTTCTTCTCACCGCCAAAGTAAAAACCAAAAACCGCATACTTTGCATTATCAGGAATCGAAATTACAGCATCTCTAAAAATCTCAGTTCCTTTATCGGCCGGATTTGCATCTGTAGCCTGAGCCGACTTCCCGCTTCCTGTTATTGGTCTTTGGTTCTCATCGTAGAAGAACACATAGTTGTATCCAGCGACCTGCTCACCAGAATAAGTAAGTGAGTTCGTTATTACCCTATCTGTGTAGTTTCCAGTTGAGCTGTCATATTCTATCCATGTAGACTGTTTTTCAACCGGAATGTAATCTGTTCTATAGAAGTATTTACCGAGCCTAACCCTTCCGACCGGATCAATGTAAGAGTTTCTGTTCCAATGGGTTTTCTTCTCTTCTCCGACTAGATCCTCTGTGTTCTTCTTCGCTCCAAGAGGCAGGAGAACAGTGCAGAGGTTACTCATATCGTAATCTTTTTGATAGTCAAGCAGGTTTTGGCCAAGCTTTACCGTCTGGCTGCTTCTGTTCTGGTAATCCTTCAAATAGTCAAGGTAAAGCTTGCCGTCGTCACCTGTTCTGATTCTGACATGACCACCGAGCCTCTCGACAAGACCCATTATTACGTCTAACGTCGAGACATAGTTGGTGCAGCGGTACTCGTTATTCGTCGTGTCAGTTACCGTAACAGATCCAAGATAAATCCTTTTATCAAGATGGCCTGTGACGCTGCTGGTTTCGCCTTTGCCATCTGTAGGTGTAGGATAAGTCTTGGCATGAGCTGTGTCATAACTTCTGTACTTATCGTAAGTGCTATCCGTCACGACACAGTTCCGGTTTTTGATCTTCTGCACGTTCCTTGTTTCAGGAGGGTTGCTGTAAGAGTCGAACTTCTCATCGCCATTACACTTGTTGTTGTGAACATGCAGGATGACTTCGAGAAACTGATATAAAGTTAAGCCGTAATATTCTTCGAGGGGCTGAAACGTATCGTTTAAATACGCCAGTTCCCCCTCGCAAGCAATAACTTTATTCTTATAGAAGTCTTCAGAATCAGAAAGTGGTCTTCCTCCCCAGATTTTAACCCCGTCCCTTTTAACAATAACGTGACAGGCCATGCGTTTAGTAATATCATATCCAGCACTTGTAATGGGGAGAGTCATCGAAAGGCTACCAGCAGAATTGTCTTCAAGAGATAAAGAACCATCGATAATTTTTAGACTAAGATCGGAAGAAGTGTCATCGTAAATACAGGTATCATTTACGAATATTGAATACATGAATCATTTCACTCCTCGTCAGGATCGTTCATTTCATGCCATTTTGAATTTCTCGAAGGTTTTGAAAAAGTATCGTTCTCCGGGATGCAGTTAAGAGTAACCTTGACTCCTGTACTGCAAGATTCGCCGCGTACTACTTCCCATTTACCTTTAAGATCGTGCCTAGGATCAGATGAGACGGTCGCGGTAAGATCTTTCCCGGATCCAATGAAGGCTACAAGCTCATCGAATACCATATTAATTGGGATGTCACCGTATCTTAAGACGAACGTAAAGCTCTGCCCCAAATTCTCGGTCATATGCATTCTGAAATCGGTAAGTGTGTTTTTAGTTACTCCATTTCTCTTAAAAGTAATCGTTTCCATATCAACTCTCCTGTATAATTCCATACTTCGGCTGCAGATGGTAGTTAAACGTTAACGATGAGCATGTTCCGTCGTTGTTATTAACCCATTCTGCTTCCCATCGTCCATGGTAGAACTTTGTCGGATCATCGTTTAAAACGACGTTAAGTCTCTGTCCATGGACGTAGTTGGCAATGCTCTCCAAACGCTCGTACCATATACCATAGTCGTTCATGACAACAAAGTTTATGCTGCCTTCTCTAAGCCCGAACGACTGCCCGAATAGATCAGTGAGATCAAGAGCTCCATCGAACGCTGGTATCTCAACGAAGTTTGTTCTTACCGCTGGTTGAGAGAAGACCGGCCTTGACGTCGGTACAATATGCCAGTCGTACCATGTGTTCTTTGGATTTGTTCCAAGTAAGCTAGGATCCCACCAATCACTTCGGGTATTACTTCTTACAGATTGAGGAGGTTTATAGAACGTAAGAGAATGGTAAGCTTTAGCCTGAGCTATCTCTTTGGCTGTTGCCATTACGCATATCTCCTTCTTCTTAACTGATTAACGCCAAGCTTCTTATCAACCTTATTGACAATTCCGCCAACAAGAGTATCGCTGTCCAAATATAGACCCATTCCATTAATCGAGCTTCTAAGAGTCCCGACATCAGCCTGAAGACCCTGGATTGCTCTTACGACGTTACGATCGTTATAGCCAGCAGCTTTAGCGTTAATTCTTGCCAAATGATTATCGTTTGTAGTTCTGATCGTTGCATCGGCAAGGCCAATTGTTCTGCTTCCGAACATACCGTTAAGTGTGCTCACTGAAGACCTGGCCCCGTCAAGATCAACAACCGGTCTAATCCTCGGTGAATACTCGATATCCCCATTAAGGACGTTCTCAATAAGACTGATCGGTCTTGCAAGATTGTCTTTAACCGCTTTAATGGCATCTGGAGCTTTCTTCTTAACGCCAAGAGCCAGACCAGCCGGTAAGAATCCGCCAATCCTCTCGAATACTTTCGACGGAGAATTGATCTGAAGAGGAACTGTAACTGCCTGAGTCGCTGCATTTGCAAGATCTTGGAGCTCGTTAATGGCCTGTTGCTTCTTATTTTGAATTCCGACGATAAATCCATCAACAATGTAAACACCAGCGTTAAAGAACTCTGTCCATTTATTGCGAATGCCCTCTACACCGTAACCAGCAATTGATGCAAAGTTTTCAGTAGCTTTCGGACCGACGTTAAGCGTGATCGTGTTGAGTGTACGCTTTAATTCGTCAATGAGGGACGATGCTCCTGTTGTTATTGTAGTCTTAAGTTTCGTGTCGATCTCGGTTTGCTCGGTATCGATCCATCCTTTGATCGATTCGTCAATGTTCGCGGTGCTTCCATCAATAGTTTCATCGAATCCATTCTCTATTCCAGTGCTTATGAGTTCTCCAACATGACCTGCGCTGGACTTCATATCTTCTTCGAAGTCTTTAGCAGTAGTTGCTTTCTCATAACCGCCACTGATCTTCGTAGATAGCGACTTAAGAGTATCATCGATCTGAGAAGTGATCTCATCCATACCGATGTAAAGAAGCGAACCAACGTCTGTCATACTGGTTGCTAGCTCTCCAAGACTTGTGACGAATTCTGTAGATTTATCAATATTGTCCCAGTTAACGCTTTCAAGAGCCGTCGAATATTCGGTCATTCCAGTCGCAAAAGTTCCAAGCCCTTCACCGATTCCAGTAAGAGAGCTATCTCCAAAGAAGAACTTACTAAGCACGCCCTCTTTGCCTTCAACTGTATCGGCAAATCCGGCAAGAGCTGTCATCGCAATATTTGATTTTTCAATAACGCTTTCATTGTACTTAGCTGCTCCTACAGTCTCAAGATAAATCTTGAAATTCGGAGCAAACCATGCAAGCTGCTGGCCAAACTCTCTTAAATTCGTGGTGCCGCCAATAAACTGATCAAGTCCACCAAACTTTGGCGCTTGTTCGGCAATTTTAGTTACTGCATCGGTATACGTTAATGCAAGACCGATCTTAACTGGATTGAGTTTTGCTTCGCTGATTTTAGTTACAAACGTAGAAATCGAAGTTCCAAAGTTTCCAAGGTCTTCTACAAATTTGCCGAACTTATCGTCGCTAAATATCTTAATGTCTCCGATGCTAACCTCATGAACTTCTGGAAGATTATTTACAAACTTTGCAAGACTATCGGCATATCCAAGTGCTTGTGTTACTTTTTCATCATCTATTACAGTACCATCGCCGCTTATCGTTGTAAGAAACTCAGAAAAGACTGGAGTGAATGCTTGAAGACCTGTAACGAACCCTAGTAGCGGATTCTCTTCAACTTTGACTTTAATGAAACCAGTAAGAAAGCCCGCATCAATTTCTAAGCTTTTAACTTTAGGAAGATTATTCGCAAACGTCGCAATTCTGTCAGCAAAATCAAGGGCCTTCTCGATCGTATCTGGATTTGTGGCTCCAAGATTTCGTTCGCATTCAAATAAGAAATTGGTGAATGGTTCAGTGAAAGCCTCAAGGCCTTCAGCAAATGTCTTTAACGAATTATCGCCAAATATATCAGCAACGATTCCGCCTTCATTTGGAAGTCTAGTGGCAAAATCAGCAATTTTGACAGCAAATTCAATAGCCCTGTCAACTGTTTCAGGATTAACAGCACCGACAGAAGCTTCCATCTCAATTATGAAATCACCAAACGGTTTTGTAAAATCCTTAATCCCTTGCGCAAACTGTGTAAGCGTATTATCGCCAAAGAAGTCAGCGATCTTTCCGCCTTGGTTCGGTATCTTGCTAGACATTTCAGCAACTTGCGAAGCGAAGCCAATAGCCCTTTTAACTTTTTTAGCGTCGCTTAATGCAGTGACGGATTCCATTTCCATTATGAAATCGCCAAACGGTTTTGTGAAATCTTTAATGCCTTCAGCAAACTGTGTAAGAGTATTATCACCAAATATATCGGCGATCTTACCACCCTGGTTTGGGATCTTAGCTGAAGCGGCAATAAGCTGGCTCATGGCTTTTATAGCATATCCGACTTTCTTTACATCGACTTTATTAAGTACGCCGTCAAGATCAGTAAATGTTGTCCCCATGCTTCCAAGCATCGCTTGAAAATTGTCGAACGGGTTCGTATCTCCTCCAAAGACGCTAAGCTTTTTAATAAAATCTCCTGCCACAAGACTGAGCATTGCCGATGCCAAATCCTTAATTCCGCTTGTAATGGGTTTCATCTTTTTCTTATCGCCAACAAGATCGAAAAATGGTTTTGAACTTTCAGCAAATTTACCTAAGCTGTCGCCCGCAGAAGCTAAATGAGAAGCCTGAGTCGATTGGAAGCTCCCTACTATTCCTCCAAAGAAACCCCCGATAGCTTCACCGATTGAAGTTAAGACTTTCTTAATACTGTTCCAAATCTTATCTCCAAGCCCACCGCCAAAATGGTTTAAAACCTCAGTTATTGCCGTAATAAGCCCAACTATAGCACCAACAATCAGGGCAACAGTACCTATGCTTTTAATACCAGCTGCCACTTCTTCAGGTTTTACAAATTTACCTATGAGGCCAGCAACTATTGAAACAGCGCTAAGCGAAAGTAATACTTTTGTTAATCCTGTCGCCATTTTATTGAAATTTGTAGCTTGCCTAGGATTGAAGTGCTTAGCCATATAACCTAAAACCGCGACAATGCCTCCAATGATAATGCCAATTATAGCAAAAGACCCTATACCGGTACCTTGCATATACGACGCACTGTTAATGGCAAAAGCTACGACTCCAAGCAAAACAGCAACAATTACGCCAGCCCTAATGCTGTCTTCAGGATCAAGCTTGGCGATCTTTTTGACCGCGTTTCCAAGAACCCATATCATAGCGCACATGGCAATCAATCCGATGTCATCTCCAAGTGTTAGACCGCCAGTAACTCCGAATCCACTAGAAATCCATTTTATGACGAGTCCCATGACGACCATCAATATGCCAATAACTGCTCCAGCAGCCAGCATCTTTCCGTAAGAAAGGTCAGCGATTTTTGTAACAGCATTTCCAAGAGTACTGATTGCAACACACATAGCAAGCAAGCCAAAAACTTGTCTAAGCGTCATAGCGCTTTGCCCTTTAGCCGTCTTAGCAAAAGAAAACATTACGCCAATTACGACGCTAAGGGCAATCATAAGAACGCTTACTCCGATTACGCCTCTTGCCATTTCTTCCCAAGACATTCCACCAACTTTAACAACTTCTCCTACTGCAGTTCTTATAACTAAAATCATAGCAAGCATTCCGAGAACTTGTCTGAATTTAAAGTTACCAGCCTTGCCAGCGGACTTCATTAAACTCTTCATAGATGCTGTAATAGCAATCAGTGCAATTACAACTCCGATAACACCGACCATTGCCTGTTCTGGATTAAGCTTTCCGATCTTCACAATGCCGTCGATAACTGTCTTTATAGCGGCGACAAAAGCGAAAATAATAGCGACATTCGCAACTTTATTTAATACTTTTTTAAAACCGTCAAACACGTCGTCAATGCCATCTTTAAATACTTCAACGCCTCCAGCAAATCCCTTAAGCTCTTTCGAAACGCTCATTACGCCATCTTTGCCATTATTTTTCTTAAGAGCTTTAATCAATAGAAGCGCAACCACGGTTAAAACACCGACAATTGCAGCAACAGCAATGCCGCCTTTCTTAAGTTTGTCTTCATCCATATTGCCAAGAGCAAATATAGCAGCCGCAAGGATACCAACTGCTACTGAAAACAGTAATATACCAGTGGCGGCTTCTTTGAGAGCTTTACCAGTAAGGTATCGTTTAACGCCCTTGCCTACGTCGGTGAAAGCCTTTTTAATTCCCTTCATTAACGACTCGAAGCCATCGGTTATACGGTAAATGCTCTTTCTTAAAGTTTTGTTCATGAACTTATCAAAAGTTTTGGCGGTTCTAGTCATAAAATTGTTTAACGTATAAGTAATAAAATGATTGAGGCCTTTACTCACACGATTTACACTATCGCTGAGATCACCGATTAGTCCTCCGCTATAACCGCTTCCAGCTATTGCTGTAGAAAGCTTTTTTACCCCTTTTCCAAATTGCTTAATAGCGCCGCTTTCGCGTCTAATTTTTTTGCCAAAACTTCCAATAAGCTTAAAAATTTCAAGACCGCCAAACGTCATAATCATCTGCTGGATTCGTTCAAAAACAGATTCGGCGGTAACGTTTCCGCTTGGGTCACTAAAAAAGTCAGGCAAACTTTCAACGATCCCATCGAAAATCGTCTTAAGGGAGGTTACTAATGGCTTAAAAAACTCTATGATAGGAGCGAGTTTTTTGTCGACATTGGATTTGTTCTTTTCGAACCATGTAGATATACTATCATATACACCAATAAACGGTGCTGTAATACGGCCTATAAGTCCTTTAGATTTCTCGCCGTTTTCAAGTTCTTTTCCACCAAATATAGCTTGGCTTATAATCGTCGGTATTGATAATCCGCTTTCTTTAATTCCGTTAATTTTTTCATAGATCCAAGTTTTCGCACTATCGATGATCCCGCTAAACCATTCGCCGATCGTTTTAGCCGCTTCGTCTTTCTCCGCCTCTCCCTTTTTTAAAGACGCTTTTACGTTTTCTGTAATTTCTTTTGGAGAGAAAAACGATTTAATTTTATCTACAATCTTGGAAAAGACTGTCCCTATAGCGTTACCAATCCCGGCAATTATTCCTCCAAAGTCGGCGTTCTTAAACGCTTCAGCTAAACCACTGTTTGTCCATAACGAAGTGACGTTGTCTTTAATCCAGGTAAATCCTTTAGTGAAAGTATCTTTAACCTTTGTAAAGAAATCACCGGCAGCTTTTAAAAACTTACCAAACCCGCTTACGTTCTCATCGGATCCATCATTTGAAGCTCCTGTAATTTTGTTCCAAGCATTGCTTACTGTATCTGACCAGGTCTCCCATAATGTCTTGTTTTCCTCAATCATGGGGGCGCTGCCTTCAACTTCAACGCCTAGAAATTCTCCAAGACCCTTCCCTTTTTCTTTAATCCAGTCAAATACGCCGGTTAAACTATTAGAAAACTCTTCCAAATGCTTTCTAGGAGAACCAAAGACACGGCTCATCCAGTTTCCAAGATCTAGATCAGTTCCGAAAGCAGTTTCTATTGTGTAAGTTAAGCTATTAAGAAGTTTAGTAGCAAACTTAAGAAGCGGTCTAATTATCGAATAAATAGCATCCAAACCGTTCTTAATTAAACTATTGTGACGGATAACTCGTTCAAGCCACCTGTATATATCGCCAAGATATGTAATAGCTCCGCCAACAATCTTAATGATCGGTGTCGCAAGATCTTGTAAATCCTTAATTATTCCGCTTTCAGACAAGAATTCTCTTACCTGAGCGAATGCGTCATACAAAATTCTAAAAAAGGAAACGATAGATCCGATGCCTCGTTCGATTACCGTCTTTCCGAAATCGCTTGTAACAATACCTGTAATATAGTCTGCGATCTCTTTTATTATGCTAAAATGACTTGTTAAAGCATTAACTCCGCTTTCTGCTTTAAATATATTTTCTGTTGCTTGCGCTACAGCGCTTCCTACAACTCCAATTATCCTCGCAATATCAGCGAACACACCGATGATCGGAGAATAGTCAGCGTTCTTAAAAATGTTAAATAGATCTTTTATTGGTGTTCCGAGCTTCTGAATCCAATTGTCTTGATTGATAATTCCTATAAGGCCAAATATGATTCGTTTAACCACAGTTAAAACGTCAGCAATACCGCGACTAAACTCATAAGCTTTCTTTGTAATTTCCTGGAAATTATTGCTCACCGTCATTGCAAATTCTTCAAAAGCTGACCTAGCTTCGCCGGTATTTTCCATAACAGAAGGACCGAAAATCTCGAACTTCACACCAAATATAGATTCGACTAAGTTTAGAATGCTGCCGAACGTATCTTGAAGGAATTCAACAAAAGGAGTGAGGAACGCCTTAATGATCGTGATGCCTTTATAGACAAGATCATATTCACGGATTATAGTTTCAATGTGACTTATCCAGTCTCCTATCGTAGCAAGAACATCAGTAACGCTTTCAAGAGCGCCAGCAGCCCCGTCAGCAAGATCTGGAAATAAAGCTCTTACAATCTGCGTAAAAACGTCCCGAACGATCCCTACGATAGAAAGAAGTCCAGTGAATGTCCTAATCAGATTACTCTTACCTTTTGGTGATTCCAAAAACTCCCTGACGCTGGCTACCATTTCTCTAAACTTGTGTACAAAATCAGTAAGAAACTGGCCGTCAAAGGTTCCGGTAACCCACTGCACAGCGTAACTAAGTGCGTCGATTATAGCTGTAAATATGCGATAAAGATCGGCTCCAATCTGAACCAAATCTCCGCCGCTCACGTTAAGAAGCGTATCGACTAAAGCTCTAGCCGGTGCTAAAAGTCTTGCTATTATATCACTCCATGTGCTAAGAGTCGCCTCGCCACTTTCACGAAGCTTTTCAAATTCAGCTTTTTGCTTTCCAGTTTCATCAGTTAATACGTTTATAACGCCAAGCACTCTAGCGACAATCTTTTCATATTTTGCAAATAACTCGCCAATACCAAGACCATCTAATCCTTCGAAAGCTTTACTTATACCAGAACGTAACGATGATAATAGATTAAGAATGATGTTGATCTTAGCGCGAAACTGATCGAGCTTATAGGTTAGACCCCCTTTGTCAATGAACTTTTGTATTTCTTTAAGAGGGACGACAACGATCAATCTTAGAGTCTGAAGAATCTTGCCCAATAATTTTTTGGAAACCTCGAAATTATCAGCCCAATCTTTAAACTTAAAACTGGCATCAGTTATCATCGAACCGAACTCTTCACCAGTTCTTTTAAGAAAATCCCAATGAGTAGCACCTTGTAAACGAGTAGTAACAGCCTCAACCAAAGAGCCAAATTCTTTTTTAATCTTCCTATACAAAGTAGAAAGCCCACTTAGAACTGCGTCTCGGCCACCGTTATCGTGCCAAACTTCAAGCATCTCATTGCGCTTGTCGTTCATCGCACCGATTATATCGCTAACTTCTTCATTGATTGCAGTCCAAAGCTTTGTACCTTCTTCATAATCACCGAAGATGTACTGAAACGATTGGCTCCAACTGGACTGGACGGCTTCCTGTAAAGCGTCCCACATTTTGGCAAACGTTCTGACTTCGGTAGCAGCTTTAATAGCCTTCTGTCCGAGCTCCGTTTCTTCATCGGAGAATTTGGCTAAAGTCTGTAAGAGAACATCACTGGTAACCCATCCGTATTTCAAGGTTTCCCTAAGAGACGTTTGGGCTTCTTCTAACAGGTCTGCGCCTTGAATCGTTTTTCCTGTAGCATCCGACCAAGCCTGATCGAACACTCCTAGCTCCTTACCAGTTTCGATAAGCTGATCCCTAAGAAGTTTACCGCCCAAACTTCCAGCCGCTTCAAACTGCATCCACTGCCTAAGTTTGAGTGACCCACCAGCCAGAGCTTTCGATACAGCATCCATTGCACTGATATTCTGCTGAGCGTTTGCTCCAACAAGAGCTGAATAGTTTGAAAGACCCTGGATTGCATCGACAGAATCTTCAAGGCCAACACCAGCTGCCGAGAAACGACCAATAGCGTTCGTCATCTGACCGAAATTGTAAATTGTCTTATCGGCATAATGGTTAAGATCGTCAAGAGCGCCTTTAACGTCCTCAAGATCTCGCCCGGTATTTGACAGAATAACCTGAGTAGAATCCATCAGCAGACCATACTCGTCAAAACCACTAGCTACAGGCTTAATAACAAGTGCATCCGCCACAGACTTACCAACCGATAAAGCTTTTTCAGCGATATCGTCTAAAGCCTTATACGCGATGCGTCCCATCAAAGTAAAGCTATCACTGACTTTCGAAGCCGCATCGTTGATTTGAGAAAGGTCGACACTTGCTGATCTGCCATTGATTTCATCAGTAACGCTTTTTATTCCAGTTTTTACTTCTTCAAGCAGTTTAAGTGTATTCTGGGCGGCTTTGTTAAAATCGTCGGCATCCCATTTCATGCGAAGAATTCGCTCTTCGATTTTACCGGCACTGCCGATAGCACTCATAATTTAGTCACCTCCAGCCATAAGTCATTCGCCAGTTTATCAAACAGATCCTTAGTAACTGGAGATATGAAATCGTTCGGGGCCACATATCCTCCATTTTTAGTAGCATGCCCGTAAACAATTAGCACAACCACTGGAATGGATCCCTTTCCTTCTCCTGTTCTACTTGAGTTGCTCCAGGAAAGAGTGTAGCCCTTAGATGTTTTCGTCACCTTATAACTCCACGAAGCAGCTGTCACACCTGTATCTTTGGGAGTTGCGTCGCTGAGTATTTGAACGCCTTTCTCGCCATATCTTTCGAGAATGGATCTAGCCCAATCTTCCTGTAATTTCTTAATAAAACCTTCAGTCCGGTCACTAGACTTGTATTCAAACCGTATCGACATAATGCAACTCCCTCAGAAAAATAGCATTTACAGTTTATTAAGTGCCTCAGCCGGTACAAAACCTTTCTTTTCCTGGCATGACACATAAAGATACTTCTTACCGTCAACAACTTTGAAATAGCCATCGCATTTCGGCTTCTCTCCGTTAAAGAGAATAGGAGTTGTAAAGGTCGTCTTCTTCTGACCTGCTGTTTCAGTGATCTTCACAACATTTGGTTTTACTGAGTAATATCCTTCAAGGTCTTCGTTATAAAGCATTCCATCAGTAGAGGCTGTTTCTTTCTTCATTTTGAATTTTCACCTTCTTTTGTTAAAGCGCGCCTTATTGCTTTTTCCGATGTCGGCGTATGCTCTTAAGAGATCGCCCTGTGCCATCTTCTTTCCGGGATTATTCTGAACATCGCAAAAACGGATAAGTGCAACGAGCCTATTAAGGTGCCATTCGTCGCACTCGAAAGGAATCCCTAGACTTACCATGGCGCTGTAGAATGATTCTGCTGTTACAATTTTTCCTCGCGGCATAGCTTTACGACCATACTTTGATAAATCTGTGTAAGTACTGGCCGTCATTGGATCATCCATGTATTTGGAGACTTCGTTTAGCTGATCCGCGGTAACTGCTTCGTAGACTAACCAGTCGAAGTCTCCGTTGACCGTCATGTACTTCATGTAAAGTCTCAAATCTTCATGAGTAAGACGATCTGATATGAAAAAACTCTTTTTAGTTTTGCATTCCCATTCAACGACTGATCTCAAGCAGTGTCTTAAAACCAGTTTACAAGGATCTGAGCTTACAAATCTCTCATGAACCTCGTCATAAAACTCATTTTCAGCAACGACGATTTCATACTCGTCAATGTTCATCGATCACTTCACCACCAGAAATGACCTCAAGCTTAAGACGTTCTGTTTCTTTCTTCACTTCGTCTCTTACACCTTCAGGAAGTCCTACGACAACCTTGCTGAAGAATTCAGAGATCTTGCTTTCGTTCTCAACGTTCATAAGCTCAAGAATAAGTTCCGAATAAGCGTCAGAAGCAAGGAAGGCTTCTACAAAATCTTTAGGCTTAACAAACTTTCCGTCGCCGGTCCTTGTACCAACCGATTTCGCAATGATAAGTTTGTAAGCATCAAGAAGAGCGCCAATAATCACACGCCCTTCATTAAGCTGGTTGGTGATCTCATCACGGATTCCATCGAAACCTCCAGGGATAGAATATTCAAGTTCGGCAAGTTCTGCCTTGGTGAGGTTAAAGTAGAAATCCTTTGTTTCTTCTTTTCCAGTATCAGAATTGATGTAAGTAATAGCTTTCTTAAGCATGTTTTTCCTCCTTTAATTAAATCATTTAGAGCGCATACCTTTTCTGTATCTTCTTTGCTGCGCTTCAAATTTTTCAAAGAACTTCTTTAAAGATTCTCGGTCATTTTTTACACGTTCCGGCTTCCTTGATCCGGCATCTACTGTTCCAGTCTTAAGACCGTTCTGTTTTCTAGTTCCAGCGTCTACTGTTCCAGTCTTAAGACCGTTCTGTTTTCTAGTTCCAGCGTCTACTGTTCCAGTCTTAAGACCGTTCTGTTTTCTAGTTCCAGCGTCTACTGTTCCAGTATTAAGACCGTTTTCAGGAGCGTTAGGATCGTAAAGTGGTTTCTTCTTTGTCATACTGCCAGCCCCAATGGTTCTGTTAGAAATAGCATTAGAAGCCGCCACTTTACGATACTGTCGCTTGTATTCGATGGCCGCATTACGAGCCTCTTCTTTAGCGCTTTCGATGTCCTTCTTTTTAGCCTTCCCGCGTACGTATAATGACCTGGTTCTTTGATAAGCTCCAAACTTCTTCAAATAATTCCTGGCATGTGAGGAGACAGCAGGATGATTTTGAATTTCTTTGGTTCCTTTTTTATTTCCCCATTCCATCCCTTTGACTCCGTAATGCATTAGTTCATCATACGGTTTGACCATCGTTTATTCTCCGTCTTAATCAGGCAAACATCGCGATAACTTCAGCAGGAGATGGAAGAGTCGGTTCGCTGTTGGCAGATCCATACAGCATAGACTCAAGTTCAGCAAGTTTCGCAGCATCTGTTTTCTTGGAGTCGATGACGATATGAGAAGTGGGTCTGTAATTGCCTCCAACCTCTACCGGAGTAGTGGTAACAGTCCAAGAAAGGGTCATGGCTTCAGGGCTGTCATTAACAGTCGTGTAGCCTCTCTCAGCCGGAGCAGCCATCGCATTGTAAATCAGATGGAGCTTATAACCATAATCGTTGTTCTCGATATCGTTACCGATAATGGATCTGAAGGAGAAACCAAACGCTTTACGTTTCTGGCCAGAAATCGTTACACCAGCAGAAACCTGAGCAGTTCCGTCGCATTCCGCAAATTCATCAGGAGCAAAGTAAGCCTCGATAGTGGCGCCGAACTCCTCAGCAGAATACAGGTTAAGATATTTAATGTTATCAGCGTAAATCGGGCTAGCTTCACCACCAGAAGGAGACTCAGTAACCCCAGTAAGACCATTCCAAGCTACACCGGCAGCATACGCATCACCGCTTGCAAGCATCGGGTAAAGAACACCATGGTCGGTACCCGTTTCATAAAAATGTTTGCCAGGAGCATCCCATACTAAAGCGCTCATTGTTTACCTCCGTATGTGTTAGTAATATAGATAAAAAGTGTCATGATTCAAATTGTTTACAACTCTGTGGTTCGCATATCGGCACAGTGGGAAATGCATTAAGAACTTTTCAACCAAAGAAAACAGACCCCGGGATTCATCAAATTCACCGGAGTCTGGGTCATCGTCGATTATTGTGACGATGTATCTTTTATTCAAAAAATAGTTCTTGTTATCCGCTTTTGGAGTATCGATGGAATCAACGTGATAGACGATGCAAGGATATTTAAGACTGATCGATTCTGGAGGAGAGAAGTAAACGTTATTTGAGCCAAGCAGTTCTCGAAGTTCTTTATCAAGATCTAATCTTGACTTACGATTCGCTTCCATTGTATTCCTCCCCCAGACTCATGATCAGTCTTCGTCCTTCAATCGTAATATCTCGGACTTTCCATTTAACGCCACCGTACACAATGTACCGAATCTCGTTATAGTGCTGATAGGCGAACGGGTCAGCCAAAATGCTAAACTTATTTGTAATTCTAAGGTTGTCATTTTGCTGAAGAGAGTCGTCTGCTCTGTCCCAGCGTCTTCCACTAGACAAGATGTTTCCGTAATAGTTTCTTTCAACTATCTTCGGCCTCCATACACCTGGAACAGTTTCAACGTTTGTGGCATAGCCTACTGTCCCATAAAACCTGTTCACCATTCATCAGCACCTCCGGATCCTTAATTTCTAGTCATTTTGAATTTTCCAAAGATTTCATCAGCCGTTGTTGCCGTTGCTGTGGATCGGAGCTCCGCTGGCATCGATCTCGACGACCATTGCGGAATACGGCTTGGTAAGAGCACCAGAGCAACGGGTCTCAAGCAGGTATTTCTCCTGGTTGTAGTCAATGTCGAATCCATCAAACATGGTCTTCTCACCGCCACGGTCAGTACCATAAGTGTAGTCAATCGGGTTCAGGATAATGCCAACCAGCTTAAGGGTCTTGGCGCCAGAAGTCCTTGTAACGTTCTCAAAGATCGGAACCTCAACCAGTTCAGAAACTCTAACTTTGCTGGAAAGTTCAGCTTCAGTCGGATACAGAGAACGGCCAATACCGTCTTCGATAAGAAGCATATCAGACAGATAATCCGGGTTAATGAAGAACATCGGACGGCCAGATCCCTTGTAATCCTTACGACGCTTAATGATCTCTCTGATGACCAGCTTGGCAACTTCATCTGGAGTTGCATCAGACGGAACGACGACGGTAACCTTAATAGAGTAAACATCATCGTCAGAGTAGATCGGACGAATGTTCAGTTCCGGAATCTTATCAGGATCAGCCGGGCTACGGCCATCGCCGATCATACCAGCGCGAGCAACTTCCTCATCAAGCATTACAGAAAGCTCGTTACGCATCATCTTCACAACGTCGAAGGAGTTGGCAATGTCAAGCTTGTCATCACGATCAAGCTTCTGTTTCTTGTAAATCGTGTAGGGATCAGTCTTCCTCTTCAGAAGGACGATGACCTCCTCAACCTTCTTAGTACCTTTCACATAACCCTTAGCCCTTGCTTCATCAGCAGTAATGTCAAAGTACATGGATTTCGTCCTTGCAAACGGGGAGTGACGGGTAGCGCCAAGAAACTTGGAGACCCACTCCTGGTTACGCTGAACGAATTCAGGTTCCCCCACCGCTTTGGCATCCGGGAACAGGTAGTGGATATTAGAGATGCCGTAGGTTACCTCTTTACCGAACTCGTTCGTCGGGTACGCATGCTGGAGGGAATCCTCACTAAATCCAAATTCATCAGCATGTTTAAGCACTGCTTCAGAAAGTGTTCCCCGCTTGGTCCTAGCAATATCGGAAACTGCTGTTTCCACCAGGCCAACATAGGCATCCCGGATAGCAGCGTCAGAGTGTTCAAATGCGTTGTTCTTCATGTTTGCACCTTCCTTTAATTCTTCTTCTGTATCATTGGTTCCATTAGCGAGACTTTCGGCGTAGTTCATCACGTCTTCGATCTGCTCATCTGTAAGATTGTCGAAAAGGTTGTCGGACTCTTCGGTGTCTTCATCTTCAGTCTCTTCTTCCTCTTCTTCATAGTTCTCTTCGTCTTCGTAGTCTTCTTCGTCAGCATGTTTAACGCTGGCTCGCTCTTTAGCGTCGTCGACTACAGTTTCAACAAGAGCAAGTACCGCGGCTTTCTGTTCGTCAGTAAGCGAATCTAAAACAGAAAGGGTTTTATCACGAATATCTTCTGCTTCTTCAGAATCGTCAGTTTCTTCATCGGCATGGGCTAAATCGTCTTCGTCTACAAGCCCTTCGTCTACAAGACCAGCCATAATCAACGTAAGAACCGCTTCTTTCTGTTCTTTATTAAGCCCTTTTAGAACTTTCTCAGCTTCTGTTTCTTCGCCCATATCTTCGTCGTCTCCTTCTTCGTCGTCTCCTTCTTCTTCAACGTCTCCTTCTTCGACATCGTCGTTATCAGCATGGGCAACCTCGAAGCTTGTGTTCTGGAACTCACAATCGTCTCCATTCAGATAGTAGTAGAAACTATCGAGAGACTCTCCGTCGTGCTGCATAACGAAATCAATAGTGGCACCAGGGTTCGCTCCAACTAAAACCAAGGAAAGCTCGCGGATAAGACCGTGAAGAACTTCGTTGGATCTTTGTTTCAAAGAGTTGGCATAAATAGAAAGCCCAGTAATGTCACCGTGATCTACACACCGTTTGACAGTCTGGGCTTTTTCGCTATCGTTAAAATAGCCATATGCATAGACACCATCGTCCTTGTTTTCAAGAAGAGCATGCCCAATGATTTCGCTCGGGTCAGTACGTCCGCCATGATTCCAAACCAGAGGAACGACTTTGCCGTCACAATCTTTGAAGGCATCTTTTCTTATCACTCTTCCGTCGCTGCAAAGAAGGTCGTTCTTTGTCGCGTAACCGGAAAAGTCATAATCCCGTTTCTTCATCACCTGTTGTCCTTTCTTCATTTTGTGTTTCATTCAGATCAAATGCTTCCATTCCTGGCAAATTACTAGGATCGCCTTCGCTAGAGGTATTAAGATTACGATTTCTAAGTTCATTTGCTTTCGGATCATCAGAAGGCTTGTAACCAAGTTCCATTCGTACTTCGTTCGGGCTAAGAATCTCATTTCGAGTAAACTTATCGACAATTTCGGCAAGCTTACTAACTGGAATTAGCTTAAAGAAGTTCTGGAAATAATCGACGATATGTCCCTGCGTAATTGCAGTTTTTGATAAGAACTTTCTTGTGAATTCGTCAGCGATTGCTGCTAGAACTGGAGAAATCGTATTGTTATAGTAAGAGACCTTCTCTTCGTCGGTTGCTGTTCCCTCGAAAACGCTTTTTGGCATTCCGATCTGATTGAATAATTGATCAGTAAGATCCTGCGCCTGAGACCACAAATTATTCTCAATGGATCTTCCAAGCGGAATTACTTTTTCTGTGGCGTCAATATAGCCGATACTAAACTCGCTGTTTCGAAGCTGTTGCTCAAGACCGTTAATTCTTTTCTCAGCTTCTTTACGTCTGGCATCGGTCCTGATCGGGGTTGGAAACTGTATAAGCATGTCGAGTTTGCCGGCCGCCTGTCTTCGATCGTAAATGTCAAGATTGTCGAGAGTGTTGTTTAGACGCTGCAATGTCGAGTTCGGTTCATTCATGATCTCATGAAACGGGTTCTCGATTATTGCAACATACGACTTTTTAAAGAGTATCCTTCGTCTCATCTGGGTATGTTCATCAAAAACTTCAACTCTGACACTATCTCTGTACCACTGAACGATCTTTCCAACTCTTGCACATATGAGATCGTAGCTTTCTGTAAGATTCGGATCTGCAGTGGCGTAAGTTGGAACTACAGCTACGACTCCTTCATCAAACATGGATATGATGATATCTCTAATAAAAGCTTTTCCGCACTGATCAATGTTAGCATTTAATGTTAAAACGTCATTAAGCCCGTCTTTTACAGTTTCAACGTAGTATCCGTCTTCGTTCTGTTTGATATGCTCGATACGAGTCATTGCAGCATCGACAGCTATCTTATTGAAAATAGAACTCAGCATTGTTCGTCGTGAGTTAATGTAATGCTGTTTCATATACGGCGGATTTGAACTAAATGAAGACGGGCCAAGCTGATCGAGAGGGGGCTCTCTTTGCTGGAACGCATCCCATGCATGTTTTAATCTATCAACGATTACCATAAAATCACCTTTCTACTAGCTCATTTTGAATTATTCGAACATGTCTCCAAAATCCTTAAAAGCCACATAAGCGTCAAGCATGGCCGCTACGTTATCGATCTTTTCTTCTCTTCGTTTCTTAATCAGCTTCCTGTTTCCATTTGAGTCCTCTTTGACTATGCAATGCTGCATCGTAAAAGACATGATGGACTCATCGAAAAGGATTCCTCTTTGCTCGGAAAGCTTCTTGATTTCGCCTAACGGAACACTTTCAGTTCTAGAGCCCTGCTGAACTTTCCTTGTACCATACGTTCCAAACTCAGATTCCCATCTGGTGACAAACGCCTGAGCATTGTACGGATCGTAACCAAAAGCACGAATATCATAATTCTTTTTATCTATATGATCCGCAAGGTCATCATAGACTTCAACAATATCAAGAACGGTCCCATCCATCACGATAAGGCTGCCTTCCTTTATAAACTCTTCGTATTTCTCACGTAGAGAACGATGAAGGTTATCGAACGTATACTGAGTAATGTAGGATCTGGCTTTCACTCCGAACTGATCGCCCTTAAGAGGAAAGAGAAACGTAAAAGCACAAAAGTCGTCACCCTGAGAAAGGTCAGCACCCAAAGCACATGGCATTTCCCAAAAGTCAAGTCGCTGGTCACAGATCTTTGTCTCTTCAAACGTAAAGAAGTAAGTAAAGCCTTCAAGAGGTATTCCGAAACGCTTAGCCAAAATCTCATTTCTCGATGAAGGAGATTGCTCTGCCCTTTCAACATCCTGTTCGTAAGCGTCCATCTGGACGGTTTTTCCAAGATTCGGGTTTGCCTTAATCCACATTGAAGGGTTCGCAACTTCTTTGATGTCATCAAGCCTGTAATAAAAAATGGAAACGTAAGGGTTATAGTATTCGCCCTTAAGAATCTTCATAAGCTCAAGCTTAATCGTATCTCCGATTCCATTTCGTACAGTTCCCTCTGAAGAAGTAAGTAGAATAAGCCAATCGTCATTTTTAGTCGCTCCCTGTCTTAATGCGTCTACAACGTCTTCTCTTGTATCGCCGGAAAGCCACTCATCGATTGTTGCATATTTCTGCTTATAGCCCTGAAGCTTATCGACGCTCATCGGTAAGACTTCAAGAAGCGAATTCGATATTGTGTTTTCGATACCTTTTTTAGAAGAGAAAAGTTTTGGGCGATTTGCTTTAGAACCAGTTGTGTTGTTTATTGATCCAGCTGTAAGAAATGAGAATAATGGGCCTCTTGACTTAACGATCGCAGTTTTAAGAGGCGATAACGTTTCAAATGCCTGTCTCATAGTTGGCGCAGTAGCGATCTGATGTGTCGTGTCTGGATCCATGACAAGTCCATAAGCATGAACACACTCATCGTATAAGGTCTTGGCAGATCCTCTGGCTGTGATAATGTACTGCTGATTTACTAGCCGCTTCTTTACTGTTTTGGTAACATACTTATGACCGCCATGACCGTCAAGAACTGGGACTTCTCTTTCTACAAAGTAATACCAGCCCCATAGCTCTTCGCCCCAAAGCTTGAAACTATCGAGTAGGAACATAGGAGATCCGTCAGTTAAGACTAACTCAT